GTCGGCATCTTGCACGACGGGTGCGATCGATTGCTGTGTTTCGTCATCGCCAAACACAATGCCGACAAGGCAGGCCTCGGTCTTCTTGCGCACCAGTTCGGCGCGCTGCCAATCGTCGACATCGCGGAGCGCCGCCATGGCCGGGGTGCCCCACGGCACGCCGCGCGATTGCACCCGCTGGCGTTCGAACAAATGCGCGACACGATCGGCGGGAATACGGACGGACTCGAACCGACGGCTGAACACCGGAGCCGCATCGCCTGGATGATCGGGAAACATCCAATAGGCCGTGCGCCGCCCCGCGCTGTCATGTTCGATGCCGTAGCGGATGCGCGCGCCACCGGCGCGATCTTCGAACTTGGCACCATCGAGGTGATCGGCTTCCTTCAACTCGATCTGCAGCGGCACAACCAGCCCGGCGGATCGCGGGCGGCGGATGCGCAGGGCGAAGACATCACCGCCCTCGATGGTTTCGCGCATCGCCAAGGACAAGAGGCCGTGGAAATCGGTGTGACCATCGGCGTCACACTGATCCGCCCAGCGCGACCAGAGATCATCGACCAGCTTGTTTACAGCCTTGTCGGCGCCTGCCGCCCGCGGCCGGATGCCGGTGCCGACAAGGCTGTTGACCAGCACCGCCACGGCTTTGGCCGCGAGCGGGTTGTTGCGCACCAGATCCCGCATTCGATCGCGCAGCAGCGGGGCGGCCACACCGATTTCCGCATCGGCGGCCTTGCCACTGGTGGTCCAGCCATCCGTGCCGCGGCCTTTGGCCGAGCCGTCGTAGGCCCGGCGCAGGTTGCCCAGCGCGATCCGGGCGGCGTAGCGCTGCGATGCCGCACGGGGCGAGATCAGCGCCACCGCCCGATCGATCAGGCCCCAGCGGATCACGGGCGGCGTTTTGGTATTCACCGCACACCCCGGCGGAAACTGGCAAAGCCTGCGACAGGCAGGGGCGAGCCGGTGATCTGGGCCATTTCGGCTTCGATGATGCGAACACGCGAGAGCAGATCGGCGGCATTGCCATATTCGACGGTCCGGCCATCGGAGGTCACGCGCAGGGTACCCGCGGCATAGGCCCGTTTCAGTGCATCGAGTTCAGCTTGTGTCCAGGCCATGTCAGAACCATTTCTTTCTCGTGCCCATCCAAGGGGCGGGTCGTTTTGCCGTTGTCGGCGGGGCAGGCCGGTTAGGTTGGCCCGCTGGCGCAGATTCCTTCGGGCCTGACGGCCGGTCGAGTTGGGCCTCAAGCTGTTCCCAGCGGTGGTTGTCCCAGCGATCGATCCCCATCAGCCAGGCGGCGGCCCGGGCATAGACCCGGCAATCCAGCGCCTCGTTGCGCTCGCGGGTCTGCTGCCATTCGAGGCGCTGGAACCCTTGTCGGGTTTTGATCGTCATCAGCTGCTCGGCGGTCAGCTGCTTCATCCATTCCGCAGTGGTGCCCTTTGGGATGTGGACAAAGCCGTGCGGCCATTCTCCGCCTTCGGCCAGTTCTTCGTCCGTCGGGGCGACAAGCCTCAGAAACCGGTAGGTCTCGCTCTTGAACACCGCCCCGGCGACTTTCCACAGCTGCACGCCCCGGCGCAGTTTGCGCCCGGCCTCGGTGACTTCGACGTAGGTGGGCCCATCCACTGGCGTGCTGCGATCAAACCCCGCCACGCCCTTGATCGCGATTACCTGCCCGCGCCCGGCTGCGCGCACCCATGAATATACCGCATCGGTTGTGACGCCGTCGCCCGAGTCGATTGCCATCCGCGCCAGCGCCATCCGGCAGCCGGAGGCATGTTCCCATGTCTGGCCAAGGAAGGCCGACAGTTGCGCCCAGACCTCCGGCCGGGCCGTATCGCCTTCCAGAACGACGTGATCGACCAGCCAGGAACAAAGGTTCCGGCCCCATCCCCAGACGTCCACTTCGATGCGGTCGCGCTGCACATCGGCCCCGGCGGTCAAGAGCAACACCCCATCCGGTGCCACACCAAGCGGCCAATCGGCCCGGCGTTCATAAAGCCGCTGCCAATCCGGTGCCTCACCACGTTCCTGCCATGTCTCGCCGAGGATCGTGTTCTTCAGCGTCTTCAGCGCGGCGTCATTGCCCAGCGCGCCTTCCCAGCCCCGGGCGATTTCCTCCCACGACAGCCACCCCAGCGGCGAATACAGCCCCGAAATGTGATACCCGACGACGCCCGCCGCCTTGGCCGCGGCCTGCACTTCCGGCGCGGCTGTGGCCTGCCAACCGGCGCCGTTTTCCTCCGCCATCATCCATGTCTTGTGCCGTTCGGCGATCGGCGCATCGCAATGCTCGCAGAGGTATTGCACCGTCTCCGCCTTGCCCGGCTCCCAGCGCAGCCGTTCGAACTGCAGCCATTGCAGCCCGCCACAGTGCGGGCAGGGCACGTGATAGCGCTGCTGATCCGACAATTCCCACTCCCGTTCAATCCGGCTCAGGCCCTTCAGGGTCGGCGTCGAGGCCAGAAATACCTTGCTGCGATGGCCAAAGCTGATGGTCCGGGCTTCGGCCAGGGCGATCGGGTCACCCTCGCCGTCGACATCGCCCGGATAGGCATCGACCTCGTCGAGAAACACCCAGCGCGCGGGCATCGACCGCAACCCGACGGCAGAGTTGGCGCCGGTCAGGATCAACTGGCCGCCGGGAAACCGCTTGCCGAGAATGGTGTTCCCCGCATCCCGCGAGCGGGACGGCAGCACCAGCGCCCGCAGATCGGGGCTTTCCTCGATCAGCGGGTCGATCCGTTGTTGCGACAGGCGCTTCGCCAGATCCACAGTCGGCTGCACCGCAAGAAACGGCCCGGGCGCGCGGTGCATGCAGAAGCCGATCCAGTTGTTGCCCGCCTCCGTCGCCCCAACTTGCGCGGCTTTCATAAACACGACGCGTTGCGCCGGGTGCCGCGGCGATAGGGCATCCATCACGGCCTTCATGTAGGGCGTCCGGGCCGTGCGATATGGCCCGGCTTCCGACGCCGCCCGCGATGACAGCACCCGGTGGCGGTCCGCCCATTGCGACACCGTCAGTGACGGATCGGGGGCGAGCCCGGCCATCCAGGCGCGCCGTACCTCTTCGGCCCCGTCAAAGCTTTCAGCGGAGTTCAATTTTCACCTCCGCCATCTCTGTTAGGTGCTGGCGCAGGTACATGTCCAAGACCTGCTCCATCCGATGGGCATCGACGCCCAGTTCCGCCGCCATGTTCGCCGCCACGCGCGGTGGCCAGTTCAGCCAGGCATCGCGTTCCCGCCGGGCCAGATCGAACACCATGGCCGTGGCCCGGGCCCGGTCGATCACCTCGGCCTTCATCTTTTCCAGCCGGACCTTGGCCGTCTGGGCCTTCAGCACCTCGTTGGCCATCCGGGCGCGCAGGAAGGACACCTCGCCGCCGGTGGCCTCTGGGCTACCGGGATCGGTGCCTGCGTCACGCAGCGTACCGGACACGGCCCGGATCGCCGCCTGCGGCACAGGCTTCGTTGCCGCCGCTCTGGCGGTTCCTGCCGCCGCTCTGGCGGTTCCTGCCGCCGTCTCCGCGCCCATCTGCTTGGCATGTTGGCCCCGCTGCTTGGCTGGATCGGTCTGGGCGCCCCATTCAGAATCCGCCCGCGCGGGGTCGATCGTACCGTCGGGCAGGGTCGTGATCCGGCCGGTTGCGATGGCTTTGCGGACCGCTGCTTCCGAGACCCCGCGCTGCGCGGCATAGCTTCGCCGGGACACTCCCATTCTGACCGAAACCTCATCTATTCAGTGACTTAGGAGTTGCTCTCTTTTGGGACCGTGCGCTGTCTGCAGCCATTGCAACGCAACGGAGACCGCCATGAAAACCGCCGCCAAGCCCCTGACGAACCACGAAGAATTCTGCCTCAAGAACGCCGCGCACTTTGTCGCCGCCCGCGGCCGGACGCCCGCCACCCGCACGCGCGCGCAATTCGCGACCCTGCCCGAGGCACAGGCTTACGGCACCGCGATCGGTGACGGCCGGACCATGATCTACGCGGTCACCACCCTTGGGCTTTGCGCCCACATCACCAACGCCTGAAGGAACGGACCCATGAAAACCAAAGCCCTCACCGCCGCGCAGATCGCCATGCTCGCCCAGCGCCTTTCTGAAACCCCGATCGAACCGGCCACCAGCGCGAAGAAGGCGGGCGACACCTTCGCCCGCTTGCTGGCGGCACGGATCGGGGACGAGCGCGCGGCCCGTGCCTTTACGTCGATCATGACGGCCGACACCTTCGATCAGGCCGAGGCCCGGCTGACCTTGGTGCTCGACTACGGCAACTCCGATCCTGCGGGCGAAGCGATCGTGGGCCCGGCCGACGAACTGAAGGCTGCGCCCGCCCCTGTGGTCGGCAAACGCAAAGCCATCATCATTCAGGCGCAGAGCGGTGCTCTTCCGCAGGCGCCCGATTTCTCCAAACCGACTCACGCCCGGTTCCGCGCAAAGCTGGTCCAGATTGTCGCTTTGGCCGAAGCGGGCGACATTGCCGCGCTGCAGGCTTTCGAGATCAACCCGGTCTCGTCCAAGGGTCCCTGCAGTTCCCAGCAGGAAATCCACCGAGATTTGCGCGATGCCAAACTCGGTGAAGTAGTTGTAGAGGGTGGTCCCGGCCCCGTCCTTCACGATGCCGCGGAGCGCGTTCATCTCCATGTATTCGCGGGTCTGGGCATGCTTGCGCCGCATCAGCTGCAGCTTGCGGTTCATCACTTCGACCAGCGGGTCGGCACCATCGAAGACGCCCAGCGCGGGCTGGCCTTGGATGTCACCGGGCAGGATGACGTCGTCATGCGGGATCCACGGCAGCGCGAAGCTGCGCATCGACCGCCCTTCGCGGGTGCCGACAGTGGAGGGTCCGCTGAGGGGGACGGAGGGCAGCAGGTTCAGCACACCCTCGTATTGCTCGATGATCACCGACCGTTGGGTGACGCCCTCGAAGCGGAACAGTCCGATCTGGCCAAGGCGGGTGTAGAGGTTGGGCAGGATGTTGATGGCCTGCGTCATCTCGGCCAGCGAGTAACCGCCAGCGTCAAAGGGATTGCGGACAAGGGTCATGGGATGCTCCGAGGATGTGAGGGGGATCAGACGCCGTCGCGGGCGATGATGCCGACGGTGGCGAGTTGGGCGATCTTGGCGTTGATCTTAGCCGCGTCGTTGACGGTGCCATCGTAGGCCAGGCCCGCGCGCGACACGATCGAGGGGCCACGGACCAGCACGATGCCGACGGCGTCGGCCAGCGTGGCGTTCACGGGATAGAGAAGGACCGCGATGGCGACCTGTGCACCATCCGCGCCGGTGGCGGGGGACAGGGTGTATTTGCCGCTTACGGTGATGCGGCCGAGGACGGCGCCGACGGGATAGGGCAA